GTTGCTCTTTTGCTACGTTAACGCGCAGGAGCAGATGCGAAATCAGTTCAGAAACGTTCTCTCAGGATGGGCGTAAGGCATCGGGGATTTTGACAACTGCTGATATTATATTAAGTGTAGAACATCGGCTGTGAAGCTAGCGCGGAGAGATAAAAAGTGCTTTACACCCCGGACAGAGCATGGGGCTTTTTAGACGCAGTTTAGAGGAAGACTGAGCGGATTTTAATCCGCAAACAGGGCAGGTGACGGTGGTGGTTAATACGCTTCCAAAAAGTTTCATTGCGTAATCGATAACAGACATGATGATTAGCCTCTCAATGAATGTATTTCACTCTATCACATCTGGCTAAAATTAAACCAATTTAAAAGTCACCCAATTTTTTAACATAAGTGATGTTTTTTTCTCTTTTCTAACACATCGCTTTCATGTCCGATTTAGAAGCGAATGAATTCCAACCTTTTAAAATCCTTATGTTATTTTGCGACGCGAGATCAGTTTTATCTAGGTTGCCGCCTGGATTGAACACTTGATTTGTTCTACAAGAAAAATCGGTTGATTCAAATTCGATGTTCTGAAAGCGTTGCAAAACCCGTAAGATATGTTTATAAATATACTGTATATACATACAGTAATTCATTGCGGAGGGAAAAATGAAAATCGAGTTAACCATTGATCGCATGAAGAAACTTCCTGATGGATCTATACCTGCGCTCGAGTCAGAACTGCTGAAAAGGCTCAGCAAGCAGTTTGATGATTGCCAGCTTACGATTAAGCGTGCCAGCCATGATGGGCTGACTGTTTTCGGGGGTGACAAGAAAGAGGTCGAATATATCGTGCAGGAGACCTGGGAAAGCGCTGACGAGTGGTTTAATTAATCGCGTGAATTTCACTGGAGCAGTTTCAAAGAGTATTGCTGTTTGCGCTCCCCTGGCTGTTCCCGATTACTGTTTACCGTGTCAATAAGTCGCTCTGGGGGAAAATAGTGTGTAGTGCAGATGCCTTTAATGCAGATGATCAATGGTACGACGTTGTCAGAAGGGCCGATAACGCAGTCATCTATAGCTTCCCGGCGGAAGGGAGATATCTGGTTTATCGAGTAAATGGAATAGTTTCATTACGACCGTTACTCGACGAGGAAGAAATCTTCACTCTCAACGGGTTTATGCAATTTGCAAAACGACTGGGGTACCGAGTTACACCACCGTCTGATATTATTCTTTCATAGGCCTGAACACCCTATACCTGATGCGCCACGGAGAGAACCATGGCGCTAGAATTACAACTTATCAAACACCATTCAGGAATACTGATCCCGGCTACTCCCGAGACCAGCGATATCCTGCAATCCAAAACCCGGCTCGGCGATGTTCTTGTGGCCGAGTTCAGACGTGTACGAAACCCGGCATTCCACCGACGCTTTTTCGCGCTTCTCAATCTCGGTTTTGAATACTGGGAACCAACCGGCGGGGCTATCTCGAGTAACGAGCGGAAGCTGATCACTGGCTACGCCAAGTTCCTTGCTTCGTATGGCGGGAATGAGGGCGCGCTGATCGATGCTGCTGAGCAGTATCTAGAGCAGGTTGCTTACCGGCGCGTCACGAATGGCATTAGCCTGTGCAAATCCTTCGATGCTTACCGCTCCTGGGTGATCGTTGAGGCAGGGCACTTTGATGCCATTCAGCTACCTGACGGCACACTCAAAAAGCATCCTCGCAGCATTTCATTCGCCAACATGGACGAGCCCGAGTTTCAGCAACTCTATAAAGCTGCGCTTGATGTCCTCTGGCGGTGGGTCCTGTCCCGTTCATTCCGCAGTCGCGATGAGGCAGAAAATGTCGCCGCACAGCTGCTTGGCTTCGCGGGGTGATCGAATGAAGTCTACATGGTTCCATCATACCGACTGTAGCACCGAACAGGCCGACGAACTGGTCAAGCGTTACAAAGCGCGCGGCGTGCGAGTTGAGCGCAGCCTTAACCAGGATTACGTGACCTGGACTGTCAGTGCATTCCTTCCGACCTCAAATACTCCAGCGCGCCCGGATAGCCGCTGGCGAAACCGGATGTGGGGGTGAACGTGAAGACATATCAAATCACTTTGCCTTGGCCGCCGAGCAACAACCGGTATTACCGGCACAACCGCGGGCGCACGCATATCAGTGCTGATGGCGTCGCGTACCGCTACGACGTGACCAGTATCATTCGAAGCGCCCGGCTTAATATCCGGACGGCTGCACTACTCAAAATCCGAATTGAATGTCACATGCCCGACCGCCGGCGCCGCGATCTGGATAACCTTCAGAAAGCTGCATTTGACGCTTTAACCAAGGCGGGATTTTGGCTGGATGACTGCCAGGTTGTGGATTATCGCGTTGTGAAAATGCCTGTCATTAGGGGCGGGAAATTAGAACTCACCATCACCGAGCTGGAGACCGCATGAATCTTGAAAACACTCTCAAATATCACTTCGCCAAATCGACAATGATTAGCGACTCTCCGCGTGCTACTGCGTCAGACTCATTAACCGGAACGGATATCATGGCCGCTATGGGCATGACGCAGGAACGGGCAGCTTTGGGTTACAGCGCCTTTCTCGGGAAGATGGGGATCAGCAGTAACGATCGGGAGAGGGCGATCGAATTGCTGGCCCAGTATGCGCTTACAAAGTGCGATCGGGTTGCTGCGCTTCGCAAACTGGATGCCAGGGTTAAGCCATTAGTAATGCACCAGTTGGCCACCTTCGCGTTCGAGGACTATTCCCGCAGCGCCGCCAGCGTGAAGCAGTGCGATGGCTGCAATGGGGAAGGATTTATTGACGCTGAGGTTTTCAGCATGGAGTCCCACACTCCGGCAAAAGAAAAGAAGATCGTGAAGATGTCTTTGCATATGGGTGTCGAGAATATTCGCTCTTCTGAGTATGAGGTGCGTAGAGAGGTTAGGGAAGTAGCGCGCGTTATCTGCCCGCAGTGTAAGGGGAAGAAGGTTGTCAGCTGCGCCTGTAGAGATTGTCATGGACGCGGGAAAGCCATTAATCAGGCCCTTACAGAACAGCAGGGCGTTCCGGTACTCGCTGATTGCAAGCGCTGCAGCGGGCGGGGGTTTGAAAGAATTCCATCAACTGAGGCTTACGCAGCTGTCAGTGAGATAACTGATGTAATCAGCCTCGATACATGGAAGAAGTCTGTTAAGCCATTCTACGATCAGCTCATCACCAGGTTTGACATCGAAGAGGCCTGGGCTGATGCGCAGCTGAAGCAGATAACAAAGTAGGGTATTATTTTATCGCGAGCTATTTACTTTTCCCGAATCTGTGGTAATTTTGCTCTAACGATGGGTTATTGCCTTCGTTTAAAGCCCTGCGGTTAGCCCCGTGGGGCTTTTTGCTTCATAGCGATTTTAGAATTTCTAAAACCATCAATATTCATTGCCTCTTATACTTTCTATATCGAAGAGGAGGGGGGAATGATGAGAGGAGGCTATTACTGGATTCAGTACAATGGCAGCAGGCAGATCGCTTACTACGTGCACGAAAAAATCGACGATTTAGAGTCGGGTGAAACTATCTACGGCGCATGGTATGTGTCCCGTGGAGATGATCTCGCCAACAATGGAGAGGTCGAAGTGATAAGCGAACGTATTGAAGAGCCAAAGCTGTAACGGACAATAAGTTAACTAGCAATTGCGACACAATGCGGGGTTTTGAAACTTCTATGGAACGGAAATCGCTTCGAGTAAAAAAGCGCGGAGAACGACATCACTCCTCTCCGCAATAACCACTCTATTTTATGCCCGCTTGTTTTTCTTTTATCCACAAAGAGCTAAGTTATGACTTAGTGCAAATAATAACACTTTAAAACTATGTGGATAGGTAATTATATTTTTATGTAAGTGGCTCTTCTTAAGGATAGTTTAATTTATTGCCATCCTAAGGAGAAAGAAGCTCCGGAAACTATCAATCATTATAAGGCTGCCGTTCGGCGGCCTTTTTTATTTCTAGAAACAGCACCCGCACAAAGCGAGGTGAGAGACCATGAAAATGAATGATTCAGGGAACATCTTCACGCAGTTCTTCGCGTGGGTAGCAGCTCTGGCGTCAGCCATTGGATTTACCACTCAGGATCTGGTGTTCATGTTCTTTGGCGCTGCTGGTCTGCTTATCTCGCTAGCCTCGTACATTAACGGGCGGGTAGATGCAAACCGTAGGCGTAGAGAGGATGAGAAGCGAACAAAAATGGTCAATGACTACCTGAAAGGCGTTGGTGATAAACCCCTTCACGAGCGTCCTGCTGCTGCAAGCGTGGTCGTTGAGGCATTACAAAAGGAAGGTGAGTGATGAGATCCAGAGCAAAGCTGAGTACTGCAGTTCTGGGGCTGGTACTGGCTGGTGCTCCTGCATCCGTAATTCTCGATCAGTTTCTGAATGAGAAAGAGGGTAACAGCCTCACGGCCTACAAAGATGGTGGTGGTATTTGGACTATTTGCCGCGGCGCAACGATGGTTGATGGTAAACCGGTTGTGCAGGGCATGAAATTGACACAGGCCAAATGCAATCTGGTGAATGCTATCGAACGCAATAAGGCTCTGGCATGGGTTGACCGCAATATTTCGGTACCGCTTACCGAACCGCAGAAAGCTGGGATCGCATCTTTCTGTCCGTACAACATCGGGCCGGGTAAGTGCTTCCCGTCAACGTTCTATAAGCGCATCAATGCCGGTGACCGCCCCGGGGCATGCGAGGCAATTCGCTGGTGGATTAGAGACGCTGGCCGCGACTGCCGCCTGACTAAAGGCCAGAAGAACGGCTGCTACGGTCAGGTAGAACGGCGAGACCAGGAAAGTGCTTTGGCGTGCTGGGGGATAGACCAGTGAACTTTAATCTTTTACCAATCGCGGTTGTGGTTATTGCTGGTCTCTCAGTCGCACTCGTTAAAAGTTGCTCAGATGCCAACGTCCTGCAGAGTGATAATGAGGTTCTTCGCAGTGACAATGCTCTTCAGGAGCAGATAATCGCCACCCAAGCATTCAACTTCAATCGGTTCAATAAGGTGGCGGAACAAACCAACAGGCTGAATTCCCTAATCGACACCAGCACCGAAGAAACCGTAATCGAATACCGGGAGATTCTCCGCCGTGAAAAAACCTGTGATCTGCTTATTCCTGCTGACATTGCTGGTGGGTTGCTCGAATACGCGCACCGTTTACGTGCCAGCGCCTTGCGTACCGATACCAACAGACCTGACGCAGCCGATGATAGTACCGCTGCCGCCGGCTCAATAACATACTGCCAGGCCGTGCTCTGGATTAAGCCGCTGCTGGCAGTGATTGAGAAGGGCAACAATAAACTGGCTGGTATAAGGCAGATAGAGCTGGAAAGGAAAAACTAGGGATGGCTCATCCTTGAGCACACGGGTATTTCTGAACGACGGCTTTACCTGACATAGCAAAGCACCTTTAAAATGTAGAAAAGACTCGATATTTAACAAGCGAAGCGCAGCAATGTAAAAAAATGCCCTCACATGGAGGGCTACCAGAGTCTCAGTTTCACTTGCTCTTTTTATGGATGTTTCCCTGGAGTTGGCAAACTCCTCATCAGAGTCTTGAATAGTCTGGCAAGCAGTCCGTAATCAACAAGCATAAGCGGTAGCTATTAGGATGATTCTGAGTTAATCA